ATGCCAAAGCTGGCTGTGACTGCAACGTACAAAAGATATTGATACCACTCAGGTAACCTGTCTAGCTCCGCAAAGGCCATACCTACGCGACCAATGATATCAAGATCGTTCATACCTACGCCCCACATAATTGCTATTACAGGCGCACTCAGGACTACTGTGAACCACTCGTCTTTCCACGAGGACGCACTAGCCTGTGCCATGTGTTGTTCCCACGTAGCAGTGTTCTGTATAACCTGCATTGTGGCTTGGTGTTTTGCTTGCGACTGCTCGTGGCGATTACTCAGCCAAGTCTTAGCGAGTCCAGCAATAGGACTAATGAGCGCTTGCCACACCTACGACTTACTCCTGTTACGCCAGCCTTGCACTGTGTCTGTTTCCCAGATACGTATACCTGTCCACACGAGTGTAAACAACGCAGCCAAGGAAGGCAGTACGCCAGCCAAAGCACCAACACCTGTTGCTACGGAAACCGTATCCATTACCTCTTTCATCCCTTGATCTGCCATCCTCATGCACCCTTAATAATTGCTACTGTACCGTAGATGATCCCGGCTGTTACAGCAGCGGCGATAGACAACAAAATACTATCTAGTAACATACGTTGCCTCTTGCGTTGTTTGTAGATTACCTCTTCCCTCTGTGCTTTAATCTTACGTCTGAGCATTATCATCTCTTGGTAAGTCTCAACACCGTAAGACCAAACAATTAGTTCTCGTATTTCTTTTTCTTGTTCCTCTAGTTTCTTCTTGGCTATTATACTGTTGAGTGCTTGTTGTTCTACAGTTTCTCCATCGAATAACTTCTTGAAGACACCGGGACTCTCAGCTTCTTTCTCTGCTTGTTTTATGTCAGCAGCAAAGGAATACCACTGCCCCAGTTTCTGAGCCACAGCCTCAATTTCAGCACCTCTGTTTACTAGCGTCTGTATACCTTTGAAGGTTGTAGACGCCATAGCAATAAGTGATAGAGGATCCATCCATTAGCTTACCAAGAAACGCCAGTGCCAGACGTAGGATTAGCTTGCTCTGCAATCTGTGCATCAATAGCCGCTTCAATAGCCGCTACTTGCTCGTCACCCAGAGCCGCCTTTGCCCAACCAATAGCAGTTGCTTCGGTGATGTCATCCCACTCGACAAACGACTCTCCGGGTGGCTCAAGGCCAACAGTGCCGTAGGATGAGCCAGAATGATCCCCATCAGTCTTTGAACAACGCCAGTGTACGCACGTTACGACATTGCTGTTATCGCCCTGCGTAACATCGTAGTCCATCGTTGCTACAGTCCATGTGTGTGCCATAGTTTATGCTCCTTTTAACAAGCCATTACAACGCAGGGGACGCAATAGGAACCGTCTGCGTAAGTACAGGTAACATTGGTTGATGTAACTTTTGCAATAGTCTTAGATCGTACAATGTCATCGTCTTGGGGTTTTGCCGTGCCATCGCCAGCCGACATTAATAAAGCGCCTCGCTGAACGGTAGTGCCTTGAGCAATACGAATAATCATGTCGCCCGTCATTGCTAAATAGTAATCAGAAAGATCATCTGAACTATCTTCAGCTACAAATACGCCGGCTACGTTTACATCGCCTTCTACATCACTGACCTTTGTTTTGTTTAACTGTTCGTTATCTTCATTGTCCCACTCGCACATTTCGTCAAGGTTGGACATTACAGTACCTTTATAGATTGCTGAAACATCATCTGTATCTGATTGTGACCAGCGAGATAAATGACCACCATTGTAGGAAACAGTTGTTCCAGAAACAGAGATTGTCCCTTCTGTTGACCCATCCTGTAACAAAGAAACTAAAGTGCCATCATTTGTTGTTCTATTTAATATAAGTGGTTGACCGCCCGATCTGTTGGAGCGAACAAGACCATCGGCCTTAATTTGAACGCCACTATCAGAAGTGCTTAAAGTCTCCATGCCAACCAGCAAGTTGCCGCTGGAGTCTAGTTTCATCCTAACTGTCGCGGAGCTATAAGCATCGTTGACTGTTTGCCAATCCATAGACCCATCTGTACCGTTGCCAACGCGCCAATACTTTAAATCAGTTCCTGCCCCTGAGTTGTACCACTGATAATACGGCTTAGCGCTATCCCTTGCTTCGAAGGCAATACTATTAACAGATGTGACTTTTGCGTTCCCTGCTGTAGTATCGCCGACAATGAAGTTGCCGCTGGAGGTGATACGCATGGCTTCTGTGTTATTAGTAGCAAACCGCATAAACGAATTGGCGGCGTTCCAAATATCAATTCCTGTCGTGCCGCCGCGTTGATGCAAATAAAAGTGGCTTGTACCATCACTCAAGTTTAAAATTGCATCAGTTGTTCCTTCTACTTGTAAGATTTTTCTGTTTGCTGATTGAAAATCACAGGACGTAGTACCAATAGAGACATCACCAGAGCTATCAATACGCATACGCTCTGCGCCACCAGACCACACCGACATGAAATCGCTAGAATGGTCATAACGTATTACGCCTCTGTTATTAGCGTCAGTGTCATCAAAAAATATGTCACAGGTTCCAGTATTACCAGAACCTATTGCAATTCGACTAGATGAACCTGCTGACCCTGTGTTGTATACGGCTAATCTGCCTTCATCGCCTGTCGTTCCAATAGACACGTTCCCGTTGCTAAGGATACGCATGGTTTCTGTTGAACCAGCATCACTGAAAAACGACAGTGCGGTAGAGGCGTTGGCAACACCGATAGACGCTCTTGTTGTGTTGTTGGTTTCAAAAGCAATGCCCGTTGAAGAAACGCCAGAGCCTTCTATAAGAACATTTGTGTTGGTTGCAATAACGTTTAGCGGATTAGAAGGACTCGTAGTGCCAATACCCACGTTACCTAAATTAGTGTTGCCTCCGTCGATAAATAAGTGCGGAGTGCCGCTTGTTTCATAAGTGTCACGTCCTGCGTAAAACTCTAAATCAATAAAACCAAATTGATCAGCCGCTTTTCCTACAATCCCTGCATAGTGAGGATCAGTTGCAGAGGTATCACTGTTTTTAAACAGGTAGCCGCCAATTAACTCACCGCCAGACGTTCCTTGAGTAGAATTGCCAGCAATAAACTCTGCTCCAGTTGCTGACTCAGCTTCTACAACAACACCTCCAGAAACTGCTGTTGGACTATCCGTGCCAACACCAACGTTACCGTTTTGGTCGATACGCATACGTTCTGTGGCAGTGCCTGATGCTATGGTGTCAAACTTAATAACAGGAGTGCTTGCACCATCAGAGCCGCTTATTCGTGCGCCAGTATCTGTGTCTCTTGTAAGCCGCATATTTACATTTGCTGATACGGCATTTACATGAAGCTCGTCAGCAGGACTATCAGTGCCAATACCAACGAGGCCAGAGTTATTAATCGTCATAGCCGTAACAGTTGATGCACCGTTTTGGACGCCAAACTCCAAATTGCCTACGCTACTTGGGTATGCGCCTGTAGTAGTTGCCTTGGCTCCAATATAAGCAATGGAGCCATCTGCGCTGGTCGCAAATCTTAAAATAGAGTATTCGTTATTTGCGTCACCAGCTTTTAAGTTTAGAATCGCCGTGGACGCAAGAGATGTGCTGGCGTCCGATCCATCTATTGTGACATTGCCGCCACTATCAATCGTAATCGCAGTGCTTGTGGCGTTATCGTCGATGCCTGTGGAGGTGAACGTACCTGTAGTCAAACTGGTCGGATTAGTACCAACCTCAATAACAGTACCGCCTGAGTCTTCTGTGTAGAGGCGCTTATTAGTAAGATCCAGCGCAGGTTCACCTTGGACAAGATCCCCTGCTAACGGTGCGCCTGAGCCGTTCTTTAGCTTAATAGTAGTAGCCATTAATAAGTACCTCCGTCAATAGTTGACAGCGTTGTTGTGATAGAAGTTGTTCCTGATCCAGTGACTGCACCGGACAAAGTAATAGTTTGATTTCCTGTGAGATAACTCTGGAGATCGCTAATTTGGGACTCTGTAATACTTAAGGCGGCTTGGTGCTGTGTAACGCTAGACTGCGTAATGTTTGCATCAGGCACGTTAGCCCACGTAACTGCAGAAGTCAGATCGTTAGTCTCTGTAAAACTTGTGAGATACCCAGCGGTACTGTGATCTCCCCAGCCGTAAGCAGTGTCCCACTGACCTACTTTGGTATCTGTGATGACGTTTACGCCCATGTCAATCGTGTTACCGTTAGCGTCCAGTGTACCACCTAGTTGTGGCGTAGTGTCACCAATGAGGTCAGGGTTTACCGTCTGCCACCCGGAACCATCGTAAATACGAGTAGTGTTGTCACCTGTGTTAAAGTACCAATCACCAGTAGTAACGGCGTTACCGTTGAGATCCACCGTAGGATTGCTTGCTTGCGCTCCTAAGAAAAATCCGTCGATAGCCTCTTGTGCAGCCTCTGCTGCCGTTTGTGCAGCTTCAGCAGCCGTCTGTGCAGTCTCAGCGGCAGTCTGTGCAGTACTTGCGTTAGTCGCACTAGTAGCTGCATTAGTCGCTGATGTAGCCGCCGCAGTGGCTTGTGTCGTTGCTGTGGTAGCACTAGTTGCCGCATTAGTTGCACTAGTGCTTGCTGCGGTAGCCTGAGTTGTCGCTGTAGTAGCGCTAGTAGCTGCGTTAGTTTCTGAGGTTGAAGCGTTGGTTTCGCTAGTAGCAGCATTGGTTTCGCTAGTAGCCGCCGCAGTGGCAGAAGTAGCCGCATTAGTTGCACTGGTGCTTGCGTTAGTCTCGCTAGTGCTTGCGTTAGTTTCTGACGTTGCGGCATTAGTTGCACTGGTTGCTGCTTGAGTTGCACTTGTGGCAGCGTTAGTTGCACTAGCAGCGGCTTCGTTTGCTTTTGTAGTAGCAGCCTGTGCGTTGGTAGCTACCTGTGACGCATAAGCATCCGTAGAGGCATCACCTGAACCGCCATCACCACGAAAGATTGGCATAGACTGCTCCTAAGAAAACAAACAAGGAAAGAGAAAAAGGGGCCGTTGCCGACCCCCTAGAGTCTTACTCGTCGCAAACAGCGAGGATGAATCCTGCTTCGGGACGGTAAGTTTCAACACCGTACAGAGTGTCAGCCGTGTACAGAGTAGAGAGGTACTCTTGCTTGTACTGGGTCTGAGAACGTACAGCCATTTGCTCTGCCATTACGAGAGCGTCCTTGTGGAAGAACAAGCAACCACGGGTATCATCGGTAGACGCAGAGTTCTGAGCAGCCACTTCGATTACCGGAGCGTTGCTAGAAACGTAGATGTCTACACCGTAGAGGTTACCGATGAGGCCAGACTCAACACCACGACCACCAACAAAGTCGGAAGACACGTAGCGGTCGATGCCCATGATAGACTTACGTGACGCAGGAGGAATAACGAGAACTCGTCCGTCCATAGGTACGTCAGCATCGTCCATCAACTTGATTGCTTCACGGAAGCCAAGGTCGGTAAAGTTGTCACCAGACGTTACAGTGTCAACAGCGTACGTAGCAAGGCCAGCAGCGGCATTGAAGTAGTAGCTGTTGCTGTTTACCCAGTCAGCACCAGTGTTGGCGGGAGACTGAGTACGAGTTCCGTCACCGAAACCAGTAGCAGCGTTGATGAGGTCAGTGTCTACCTTCAGAGCAAGCTGGTAGCCAGCGTCTTCAGTGTAGAACTGTCGCAGAGAGGACAGAGCCTGTACTTCTACGATGTCCTCAATCAAACGTGAGTACTCAAAGTGACGGTCAACAGTGACAGTCAACTCTGACTCAAGGTTAGCTTGAATCGTAACTGCTACAGCTTCTGCCTTAGCAGATGCAGAGCCACGAACGGGCTTAGGAATGTGAATAACGTCACCCTTCTTGCCAGTCATAGCGAGACGCTTGACAAGGGGAGCCATCTTCAGGTTCTTTTGATAAGCAGCGATTACTTCATCCGACCAAATCTCAGGGATGAAAGTAGCCGCAGCGGTTTTGTCTACTACAGCATTAGCTGTAAAATAGGCACCAGAGGTTTCACCAGCCATTGTAATTCTCCTTTAGGCTATCGAACCCGACCCTCTGCGTAAGCCTTAAGCAGCTCGTCCGACATGGACTGATAACGCTCAGGGTCAGTTCTCATAAGTTTAATAATGTCAGCACGACGATAAACTTTACGACGAGATCCCTCTGCTGTTCCGCGAGCGTTGCCTGTAGATGCAGTCTTCACTGAACTCTTACGTGCGTTTCTTTCTGCTTGTGCAGTCTGTTGAACTACTTGACTCCGTTCTTTCCAGAGGCTAAACAGTTCGTTAGCAGCATCGTAATCGTACTGTTGATCTGCCTGAACAAACAACTGTGTTCGGACTTTTGACCCTTTGATCCACTCAGCAAACTTAGGGTCTTGCAGTATCTGCTCCATCTCAGGATGAGAGGACTTGAGTTGTGCAAGAGTAGCCTGTTGTTTGTACTGTTGTGTGTAAGCCTGTGCTTCTTTTATCTTAGGGTGGTTGTCTATAGCTCGACTAACAGCGGTTTTAGGATCGACAAAGAAATCTACATCGTCATCGTTATCGTTATCGTCTTGTTGTTGCTGTTGTTGAGGTGCTTGTTGGGTTGAGAGTTGTGTCTGGATGTAATCGTCAACAACTTTACGTAACTCTCCAACTTCCGTACTCTGTTTGCCTGAAAACTTCTCAAGCTCTTGGTGCATCTGTACGAGGTCTTCTACAGATTTACCTTTGTACTTTTCTGGAACTTCAGGCTGTTGGGGTTGTTCCTCTTCTTGAGGAGTCTCTACAGTATCCTGTGTGTCGAGTTGGTCTGTTGGTTCCTGATCTTCTTCCTTACGCTCATCAATTAATGTTGCTCGTGACATTCTAAACTTACCCCGCCTATTATTATTAGGTTATGGAGGATTAAATGGGAGTTGCCTCTATAGTTGAGATTCCCTGCTCTTTTGTCCAGCCTTCTCGTGTTCACGTACCCACTTCATGTGTCTTCCGGGGAAGTCCCCTGATGACCCTTCTAGGATATGCTGAGTAGCTGAGACAATCTTTGTAGCGTTAGCGCCACACCCGCACCTACTGGATGTAGTGCCTGATTCTACAAATTCTTCAAATATATGTCCGTTAGTACAACGAAAGTCAAATACTTTAATCATCTTCTTCTTCAGTCTTTGACGCTTCTTCGTAGTTAGTTGTAACAATAGTTTCCATGTTAATCAAGTGGGCTAATACGTTTAGTTGTCCCTTGCGAAAGAACATATCGTCAGCATCTTTAGTTGCTTCTATACTGTTAATCTGCAGAGCATTGTTACCAAAGTCCTGCATAAGCTGTTTCCAGCCATCAGTAGTAAAAAGACTAAAGTAATTGTCGTAGTACTGCTGTGTTTCCTGATCCATCTTGAGGCCTCTTGGGTTGTCTCTGTTAAGTGTTGTACCTAAGTACACTATATATTATACCACATTTTTGACCAAAAGTCAAGCATTATTTTACGTGAATTTTACCATTATTTCTTAGCTGTCTTCTTGGCCTTCTTAAAGGCTTTAGCTGTAGGAGCGCCTTTTGACCCCGGTTTACGCATCTTTTCACCTGATCCAGCCTTGATGCGCTTGCGTTTGGCGTGGATATTAGCGTACAGTCCTTTTTTTGGCATTTTAGTAGCCCTTCATTTTCTTTACTTTTTTGCCTGTTTTCTTGGCAGCCGCTTTAGCTTTGGCTTTACCCTTAGCGGTGTACGGATACTTTTTCTTTCCTACCATCGGCATAACTATCTCCTTACCATTTTACCTTGTTTGCCCAGTAAGCCGCAGACATCTTGCCTTTGGCTATGTTTTTAGCGTGACGAGCTTTAAACGATGCTCGCTTCTTTTTCATTTTGTCGCCTTCACCAGCCTTAGGTTTACCAGCAGTCTTAGCTCCTTGCTCACCGAAGCGAATAGTTTTAACTTTGTCGCCTTCTTTAGCAACAACTATGTGGCTTTTCTTAGGGTGATTAGGCGTCCTCTTAGGCTTGTTGTAGCCGCTAACTCCCGCTCGCTTTAGCCTTGGATCTTTTTCCTTTGGCATCAGGCTGCCCCTCCTTCTGGCGCAGGACCGACATTTGGCCCTCTAGGGCCTCTATTTTGGCCTCCAGTGCCGCCAATTTGTCGAACTGGTCTTGGAACGCTTGGTTGATTTGCGTTAGGAACTGGTTCATTTCTGTTTGTGTCATTAGCATTAGGACGTTTTCCTTCTATCTGTCTTTCTTTGAGTAGGGCGTCTGCTACCTTTAGGCGGCGTTCAAACTCCTTGTCTTCTTGATCTCCTTCCTTGAGATTTCTTGTGATTGCTTCCAGCTTCTCAATCTGTAACTCTTCTGGAAGCAACTGTGTCTCCATTGCGTACTTAGCTGCTCTGGCTTGAGACTCAGCCGCTTGTGCTTGCAACGCTGAAGTCTGGCTCTGCTGGAACTCCATCTGAGTCTGTTGAGCCATCTGAGCCATCTGCTGAGCCTGAGGATCTGGCTGAGACGCCTGTTGCATAGATGCAATCAACTCGTCACGGTTACTCAGGTTCATGTTGTCGATGATGCTCTGGATCAGTACAGGGTAGATCGGAGAGTCTTGCTTCATGGTCTGCAACAGTTGTACTAGCTGGGTCACCTCGTATTCCCTAGCGATGATGCCCAGAGTTGACGTAGCGTTGAACTTGTAGTCAGCTACAGGGTAGTTCTCAGGATCAAACTGCATGTACCTGTGTGCAGCTTTAGTTACAAAAGGCAACAGGAACGACTGCTGGAAGTTAATGAGGGTACGCTTGTGACGTTTGATGATAGCGCCCAGAGACATACTTATACCTGCTGCTGTTGCTTCTCCGTTAACTTGACCAGCAATACCTGCAGAGTCAACGGCTCCTGTACTTTGCTGTACCATCTGTTGAAGCGCCTGAGCTTGTGCAAAAGTGATCTGACCCACTTGCCCAAAGTTGAACGGTTGAAGTACTTCACGAGGATCTCCATTAGTTAGAATCATTTTGCCCGGACGTACTTCTGGTTTAGCCCCACGAGGCAACCTAGTGGCGTCAATAGCGAGCATTGGATGAATCGTGAGACTCAAGGCGTCAATCCTAGCCCGTAGCTCAGTGTCCAGCGCCTTCTGGCTGTTGTAGCCCTTCTCGCACACACCACGACCCCAGAACCTTCCGGGCACTACGTCCCAAGGGAACGCAACCACAGGACGGTCTTGCATCATGTACGGATTAGCTTCAGCCTTCAAGAGAGTGCCACCGTTGGCGATAACAACGATAGCCTCAACGTACATAGAATCAGTTTCTACGTCTACGTCTTCAGCCTCAAGCAACTCACGGGGCACGAGTCCGTAGTACTTGGTTAACCTTACCTTGTCATCGTTGTAGATCGTGAGGTCTTGGTCTGGCTCTAGGTCTGTGTCAGGAGCAGCAGACTCAATGTAAGCCTCTCTGTACACGCCCTGTTCCTGCAGTAACTCTACGGAGTGTTTAGACACAAACTCGTCAATAGCAACACCCATAGCGTCTTCTACAGTTGTTGCTACAGGGTCTATAAGGAAGTTCTGAGGCAACACCGGCCTCAATTTAACTACTACTCTGTCGGTGATGTTGACGCCTACGGCTTGCAACTGTCCGTCCATGATGGGCTGAGTAGCAGGAGCCATCTCCTTGATCTCCTCAAGAACTACCTCACCTATGCCTGTACCAAAGACTGCTGAGTTAATCAGGCACTCTGCTACAGCCTTGCGTACCTTTGTGTTGTCAAAGTCTTCTGTAAGTTTGTTACGGAGGTACTGGATGTCTTGTCTGTCTTTGTCGTTAGTGTCATCAGCAATGTCAAACCACTTACCTCTGCCAAACGTGGCTTCCTCTAGCTCTGCTACGTTAGACTCTACAGCCTGTTGTAACGCGGGGGAAATGATTCTGGAACGCTCTGATCCTCTCTGGGAGTCTGCGGGATCCCACTGCCCTCTCCAGAGCCTGTAGTACTCTTCAAACTTTGCTTCGTAGTTAGACTCGTAGTAATCACGCCAGTTTTCACACTTGGTCATTACCCACTCTTCCAGAGACTCCTCAATCATCAGAGGATCTGGACTTAAGATTTCTTCTGCCATAGTATTGTCCTTAGAGTATTGCTACGCTGTAACCCAGTGTAAAAAACACTACGGCAGAAATAGCGTAGATGCCATAGGTATTAAACTTTCTAAAAACTTCTTTTTCCACTTTAGTATCCTGCTACTACGTCTAGTATTTCGTGGTCATCAATTTCAAAATCGTAGTGGTACGCTACTTGTGCTAACTGATCTACGTAAGCTAAGGCGTCAACCAAGTCATCGTGTGTCAGAGGATCTGGGAACTGAAACAGTTGATCTAAGAATCTTGAGTTCCACTCGCCCTTGTTTAGTGTTACGTAACCGTTTTCAAAGCGTCCTTGTAAAGCCCACATCACCCTGTCAGTCTTTTTCTTGTTACCGTGGGTTAGTTCCTCGACCCTAAAGAACGTGCCGTAGCGCTTCTGTAAGTCCAACAGAGGACTCATTACTGCTTGCTTTGCGATTCCTCGCTCAATACCAACGCTAATGGGTCTGTAGTCTCTGACCGCCTGAAATATCTTGGTGGCAGTCTCGTCAAGGCTCCACCGCCCATATATAACGTTATCAACGTACCAACCATCAGGACTAACTTTAACAACAGCGATTGCGGTTTCATCTAGCTTAGAGTTCTTTGTCCGTTTCTTGTTTACTTCTTCAAAACCAGCGAGGTCAACAGCTATGTAGTAATCGCCAACCTCCGGTTCTTCTCCGAATTGTATCCAGTCTTCTCTGAACATCTCTGAGCCTCTGGCTTCAAACGAGGCCATGAACTCTTGTCTAAAGGCGTAACTCGACATTGATTTCTTCGCCATGTCGATTTCAGAGGCGTCCAACAGCGGGTTATCGTAGCTGGTGAAATGCCAGCCCCTGTAAGTCTCATCGTCCCCTAACTCCGCGTACTTGTACAACTCGTAGAAGTGGTTACGTCCCATAGGCGTACCTATGAACATAGCAGAACCCTTTTGGTCTGCCAGTGCTGGACGGAGTATCTGCTCCCATACGTCAGGTTTCATGTCTGCGTACTCGTCCATCACGAGAAACTTCAAGGACACACCACGCATTGTCTCTGGCCTATCGGCTCCCTTGAGACTAATCGTGGCCCCGTTGACCAGCCTGATCTGCAGGTTGTTTATGTGCGAACCTGAGATAACAGGGTGTCCTAGCTCTAGCAGGGTTTGCCACATAATGTCTCTTGCTTGGCCCTGCGTAGGCGCAACGTAAAAAACTTGACCTCTGTCGGTCTGTAGAGCATTGATGATTAACATCCAAGCAGCTAGACGGGACTTCCCTGTTCTCCGTCCTGCAGCGACTACCTTAAACCTAGTAGGATCAGTGTAGACTTCCTGCTGCCACGGCAACAGTTGTACGTTTAGATCAGTCACACACTTTCCAGCTATAGTAAAAAGTGATGCCTCCAGTTATCATAGGAAGCATCATTATACAGCCTATTAAAAATACTTCCACTTAGTTTGTGCAAACTCCAGCGTCATCTGAGTTATCAAACTTAGCGTCACCACAGCCGTACTTACCATCGTTGTTGGTGTCACAGGAGCGTTGCCATGAGATCATGTCAAAGGTTAAACCTTCAGACCACGGAACGTACGCCTTGCACCACTCGTGTGATCCTACAGCAAAATCATCAGCAGGTTGTGGTACGTAGTCACGCTTAGTCCACGGTTTCTGTACTCTAAAGAACGTGTCTTTGTTGCTCATCAGTTGTCTCTTGAACAGAGCACTGTTGGGGGTGCTAATGTAGATTTCTTGGTTTTCTTCTAGTGTGTACGTAGATCCATCGTCGTAGTTGATAACGGTTTCTGCTTTGGCTACTATAGTAACCAGAGAGGCAAAGAGTACTGCTGCAAAACCTAGTACCATTTCGTTTACTGATTTCATTGTGTAAGTTCTCCTACGCTGTTGAGGGCTTCTCTAAACTCTTTTGACCCACCGAAGTGGTAAAATATCTGTGGTATAGACCGTTTGCCTGTCAGTTCTTCTACTAAGTCCCATCCTGCTTGACCCGGAGGTATGTGTACGTACTTGTACTTTAAGTCAAACTCTTTAGCTAGTTTCTTAGCCCGCTGACACGCAGGACACCAATCAGCACCAACAATAGTAATCATATTAGTTTGTATTAAAATTAGAAAAAGATATGCCAGTATAGATCAAATCAAAAGTTACAAGTACTGTAACATCACCAGCAGAAGACGTAGACGCTCGTATGCGGTCTGTTGGGTGCAACACAAACACAGCATCAGATACCTGAAGAAAGTCTTTAGACGTAACCTGTTTACCGTCAAAAACGTAAAACTGGTCTGTATATGTTCCGTCTCCGTCCGTATCGTTGTCTACAAAAATAGTTACGTTGTTAGTAGACCCGCCGTGGTTGCTTATAAACAGCAGATTCCAGTGTGCTGAGTAACCGTTAGGAACTTCAAATATGGTGGTCGTATCTGTAGTGGTTAATGTTTCGTGTTTAGAAAATAGCATTAGGAATACGTCCAGATTACCGGAGCAGTACCCCGTGTATCTACGTGAATAAAGTCACCAGCGACCCCTATACCACTAAATCCCATAGACAGAGCTTCTCTTATTAGTGCGTACCGGTGTGCAGAGTTTGTTATTTTTATGTCTGCTGCGATGCCTTGCGCGTGGGTTCCCGGTACGTCCTTTTTAGCTTCTATGGGGTGGCTAGGGCTTCTGTAGCCGCTGGTGATAACAAAAGGGAAACCACAGTTGTCCCTGAGTTGGTCTAACTTGAGTAGAAACTCGTCCTCCATACGGTTCTCACCAGTATGTTGGCAGTTAAACTCTTCTCTAGTAAAGTATTTCAACCTGAGCAGTCCTCACAACCGCAGTTACAACCAAAGATCTTACTCTTCAGTGTACTCACCTTCGATTGTGCTTCCGTTTTCAGAGCTTCCAAGAATTTCTGTGCTTCCGACACCAGTGATGTTAATCTGAATCGCACTTCTTCCTGCATCTTTTATCACCTCTCGTTCAAATGCCCCCACAGGGAGTATTCTGTCCATGATTAGCTTCCAAGCAGCCGCTTGGTTCTTGTGTTCGTCGTTAGTTGCAGCATCAAATATAGTCTGTAGTACTAGTTCTGACTTAGGACTAGCTAACATCCTAGCTTTGTACTCATTAATTATAGAGGCATCACCCTTAGGTCTGCCTACTTTACCCCTAGACCCTGCAGTTTTAGCCTTAATTTCCTTTTTCTTAGGCCTACCTCTGGGTCTTTTCTTTAAATTTATTTCTTTTCTAGCTGCTACTTGGGCTTCTAGGGTGTTTTCTTTAGGTTCTAGGGTGTCTTCTCCTGACATTCTCCTGTTTCCTTGTGTTTAACGCTAGTTCGCATGAGTCCCCTGCCTAGGTTGCAACAGAAGAGGGGATCTATACGAACTATAACACACTCAACTTTAGTCCCACACTCGCTGTACTAATTACATCCTAGTTTCTACCTTATATTATACCATATTTTTACTTAAAAGTCAAGCATTATTTTATGTAAATAATACACAAGTTATACTATAGGCGTACTGATTTAGTGCACTTGTGGCCCCGCTGGGTAAACACGAGGTAAAACAAAGGGTTATCTTGTGGGTAACTTATGCTCTTTTTTGCTAGTTTTAGCCTAAATTTACCCTCTTGTGAACAGAGGTGGCTACAACAATAATTAACACAGGTCAACCCCCTCCCCCCCGTGTCAACACAAGGCCCACCCCAAGTTATCCACAGGTTACACACAGGCGCAGAGTTATCCACAGGCTCCAATGTTGGCACGGATCTTGCTAATGCAAAACTCATGCCAACACGAGAGGCCCCCAGAGTTGGCACAGGTTTTGCATGGGGTAAACCAGAGGCCGCAACCACAGATGACACACGTAATCAAGTGTAATATTCACGTTGACAGAGTGTGTGTGCCAGTGTAGGACCCTCAGGGAATCGCAAGCATACAATGCACCACAGTGTCAACAGTTTGGCCCAGGGAATTTATGTGTAATATTTACACTTGTGTTCTGTCTCGCTATGCCTCAGAGTACACACATGGCGAGCGGGGACACATAGCCACCCCAGACAGGAGCACCTATAGATGAAAACTAATTCTTACTACCATCTTGTAGCGCTTCGGCGTATTATTGAGCGCAGACAGGCGCAACGCAGTGCTAAGGGTAACCCCAGCGCTTCACTGGCGCGAGCACTTAAACACATCAACATACAGATACAGGAGCACTAATCATGTACATGAACAAAGCCACAGAATATGCAGTGTCGCGTCTTATCTTTAACATTGAGCAAGCCGTGAGAGACGACAACAACGAGCGACGATGGGAAGCATACGACGCACTGCGCGAGCTAGGCATAGATCATATGTTTCACCGGATGCCCGATCACGTACAGGACAAAGGCGATCACCTGTACTGGAAGGCCCGAACAAACGCAATCAGGGAGGCATGAGCTATGCAAACATACAACACTTATGAAGTTTACGTATGCAATCCAGAGACGGGCGAGGGTGGATGGGACATTAAATATGTCAGCGCACCAAACGCTAAAGCACTGGAGACAATGCCACACTTTGACTGCGTAATACTAAAACAGTGGACTAATCAAACACTAGACTCCGCTAAACAGAAAGGAAATTACTGCGACGGCATAGTGTGGGATGGGGAAAAATTCTTATAGGGAGGGTTGTTTTACTGGTGGGCATCTGCTAGGGTGCTCACTGGTAAGCCAACACTTAAACACGAGGGTAACACTATGCTTAAACTATCGAAGGCATCCAAAATGCCGTGTAGATCGTGGTCGCTACAAGCGCTAGATACGTGTCCAGCGTCCAGAGATGCCACGGGTAACCTAGTGCCAGCGTGTAGCGGATGCTATGCGACTACGGGTAACTACAGGTTTAAGAATGTCAGAGCACCACGCGAGCACAACCGCGATGACTGGAAACGTGATAGCTGGTGTGACGATATGGTCGCAGAGCTAGACAATGATCGGTATTTCCGGTGGTTTGACTCTGGCGATATGTATGACATTAGACTCGCTAGAAAGATCCTAGACGTTTGCGAGCGTACGCCGTGGGTCAAGCACTGGATACCGACGCGTATGTACAAATTCAGCAAGTTTGCGCTGGTACTAGCTAGGCTAGAGTCACTGCCTAACGTAGTGGTGCGCTTGTCATCCGACAGCATCACGGGAGAGACGATACAGGGTAGCACTACGTCTACCATTGCAACGCTTGACACAGTGCCCACAGATGCGGTAGTGTGCGAGGCATACACAAGGCAAGGCAAGTGCGACAAGTGTCGCGCCTGTTGGGACAAAACGGTGTCTGTGGTCTGCTACATTGGACACGGGCGATCAATGGAAAAGCAACAGCGTAACGTAATAGCGAGAGGGTAATACTATGAGAGACTACAGCGTATTTTGGAACCACAGCCACTACCCAGAGGTCACACGGGAGTACCTAGGACTACTGCCAGAGTTCTTCATCCACGCGACACAGGGTACAGAGGACGCTACCCTAGACGACATAACGCACACTATGGACGCTGTTTATGGGTTTGGCGGGTTCCAGTATCCTTTTGGTGGCACTGTAGCAGAGTCCGGAGCGTACCAGTCGCCAGATGATCCAGACTTGCAACCGTACGCAACGATAGCGTACCTCGACAGGTTTACCCTGTACTGCTACCCTTACGCGATCACGGCTATCAGAGACAACGACACAGGCGAGACAAAGATCGGGAGGTTTGACTGATGGAAACTGATGTTGTATGGTTATGGGGTTTCGGTTGTCTAGTGATAACCGCATGGTTAATCTTTTCAGAGGAATACTAGGGGAGAGGGCCAGAGCGCCCAAAGGAGATCTAAACCATGAACGAAGATGACATTTACAGCGACTACAGCCATTATTGTGACGGCACAGGCCCGTACAAGCGACTAACGGAAATAGAGTACACGCACATCTGCGATGGTTGTTACGAGATTGTCGCCGGTGTTGACACTGATACGGGACTGTGCGATACTTGTGATTCTGAGTTTAGACAAGAGCAGTACTACAAACATGGGATAGGGGAACCACACGGGGAGGAAATATGAGTACACTATACCCAGATCAGTTAAAAACAGATGTATACTATACAGCCGACGAATTACGTGGCTGGGTACGCAGAGAGTGGCTTGCGGATTACCCGTCGTGGGTGGTCGCAGTGCTAGAGAACGGTAAGACGGTGTGCGTAGCAAACGTAGACATTGAACACGCAGAGGGGGACTGATTATGAAAACTTATACGGTACAATGGGAAATCATGTTAGACGCTGATGATCCAGAGCAAGCCGCAAGACAGGCTTTAGATATTATGCAGGACGCAAACAGCGAAGCACTCTACTTTAAAGTGATACACGAGTCTGGTAAACTAACGGATGTGGACTTGTTGGAGGACTGATTATGAACATATTTTACCTAGACCGTGACCCACACGAGGCAGCAAGGCTACAGTGTGACCGACACGTGGTTAAGATGATACTAGAAACTGCCCAGCTACTCTCTACGGCTCACAACGAGCTTGACGGGACACAGGTGGCGTACAAAAGCACCCACAAGAACCATCCCAGTGCGGTCTGGGTACGGTCTAGTGCTAACGCGTACGTGTGGACATGGCATCACCTGAGAGCCCTTGGATGCGAGTATGAGCGACGTTATCAGAAGGTACACAAGACCATTGCTAATCACTTAGAAACTCTCTGTGGGCTTCCTGAGGCCTTACAGAGCGATGTTACACCCTTTGTAGACCCTCCACAGTGTATGCCGGACGAGTGCAAACGTGATGACGCTGTGCTAGGCTATCAGGTGTATTACAATTACAAGGCAGACGATTGGGACTCCAGAGGTATCCCTATGAAATGGTACGGACGGGAGGCAGTATAGTGTTGTTTTGGGGATTTTGTGTGGCCTTTGTGGTGTTTTGGGCTATTATGATTGCAACAGGAGACAGGTAAATGGATGACCACAACGAACCAGATCTGACGCAAGAGCAGATGATCTGTGACGTAGCTGAGTACGAGCTAAACTTCATAGGCTTTGCTGAGACGTTAAACTTAGCTCGTGCAATGATACGTAAAAAGTACAGAGATATGAGCTACAACGAGTTAGTGAAGGCTTACAACCAAGTGTTCGGAGGTTACCCAGATGAGATGTAAGGCGTGTGACGTTATCCTAGATGACGCTGAAGCAGTCAAAAAGGACGTAAGGGGGGTACACTACGACCTGTGTACAGAATGTTTGACAGTATCTATTGCTGCAAACTGGGAACTAGAAAACATGGAGTCAATAGATATTGACGGTAATATTACACAGGATGATATCTTGACATTACAGGAAAACTATGATAATATATACTTAAGTATTACTAAAGATTACTAAAGTGTATAAACTAAAGAATTAAACTAAAGGATATATACTAATGAATACTACAGGAGAAACTAAAGTAGGGAGGCGCTGGAATCCTGTAGCCAAACACGATCACAACAAGGGAGGTGTACACAAGGACAGGAAAAAGGATGCCAAAAAGTACCAATCTAGGAAAAAGGGATTGACTCACGGCCCAGAACGTGAGATACTATAGGTGTTCCATTGGAAAGGCTATCACTGTTGACCGGACCAGTAGCTCTGAGTAGGCATCACTGCGCTGGCCTTCCGATGGAACTCTTTTTTAACAAACGAGGATTATCTCATTATGTCAAGTCAAGTTATCGAAGGTGTGGTGAACTTCTCAAACGTCACCAAACACGACGTGTTCAACGGTCAAGACACTGGCACGTTCAGTATGACCATCACCATGTCAG